CGCACCAAGCCCCAGCAATCGACGCCGGAAACCTCGCCATCAACATCCCGACCACCGGCTAGATAGCGCAGGCCAACGTATTTATTTGCATCAAAGTTGCCGGTCATTAGAATAGTCCCGGACAGTGAGAAGGTGTCATGGTGTGGCAGGGGAAGGGCTCACCCATGCGCGTATCGACTGAGAGATGGCCTGTCACTTGATCCTTGTCATAGGAGATTCCACCCAGTTCGAGATTGTCGATGGTGATTTCAGGAAGGCAGACTTCCTCCCCGTTTGACGCCTCGGTTGCGCCTTGCATAACAACCTGTATCCGTACCGTGGGCGGTGCGGTCAAGGTGCGAATAAGCGGCGTGATCAGCCCTGTGGCGTTGTAAATCGTAAGCGTCGATTTCGCCCCGTCTGCCCCGTCATCGGATGGCATGGGGAAGTTGAACGGCAGGAAAATATGGTCAATGCCTTCGGAAGTCAGGCCGTAGACCACCTCATCGTCAGTCGTTAGCGCATCAAGTCGCTTGGTGTATCCATCGCACAAATAGATTGGCTCGGCTAAATTCGCGCCGCTGATCTTCAATAGCGTGATGATGTTTTCGGGCGAATCAGGCGTGAAAAAAGCCCGTAGCATCCGTGGTGATAAGTCCCTCACGGCAGCACCTCAAAGGTCATGGATACTTGCCAGAGATCAACGCCGAGTGGCGACAAGGTGTAAAACACGCCTTCGCTACCAGGCACGATTCGCACCTCAACTGATGCCAGCTTGCGCGGGTGCGTGAAATTGAATCGCCGCACGCCAAACAGCGTGTTTTCGACGAAATCCTCAAGGGTGACGATCTGCGCTTTGGTCATCAAAAACGTGACTTGGATCGGCTTGACCTGTCTGGATAGTCGACGGGTACGCGCCGGCCCTTTATCCATCGGCGTGCGGATAACATTGACGCCACCAACCTCGTAAAATCCATCTCTGAGCGGCTTCTGTGGGAGGCTTGTAGGCCATGTGTAAGCTGCCATGATTACCTCGATACCATTCTCGGCTGGCTAAGCGCCTTGTTTGCTGCGGAGCCTGATCGGCGCATTTCGGCGGCTACCATGTCGCCCACGGTTACTTCGATTCGCCGCCCTCCGCGCCCGTCAGGCACTTCCTTCTGCTGAACTGATTGGCCGGAATAGTTATTGATCTGGACGGAGACAGCGCCGCCGCCGTTGGCCGGATTGAATTTCGCCGGGGTGATGCGCTCCCCCTTATGGACTTTCGCCACCATGTCGTAAGGAACATAGTCCGTTCCTACATCGAACGATGCTTGCACGCCGCTGGCTTGCAGCGAGGCGAGGCCAGTTGCGCCGCTTGACGATGAGCCAAAGCCGGAAAACAGCTTTGACCAGTCAATACTGCCGACTAGACCCTTCTCTGACTTACCGTCGCCCACTAGCGCATTCATGATCTTGGCGCTTGCGGCTTCGGCCAGCATGCGCTTGAGGCTGTTGGCGAAGTTCTCGCCCATTGACTTAGTCCCGTCGGCGAACGGATCAAAAAGGAAATCCGCAAACGATGACTGCATATTTCTGGCGGCAGACTTAGCGAACTCATCCATTTCGCTGGTCACTTCTTCGGTCTTTTTTGCAGCAAGATCAAGCCGAGCGGTGGCCGCTTCTGAAAACTGCTGCTCGCCGATCGTGCCTTTATTAAGCGCCGCAACTAGTAGCAGCATGTCGCTACGGGCTTTCTCTATCCCGGCTGATTCAGTAGCGCCAAGCATGTCGTTTAATCGCTTGGTGCTGTCTGCGGCTTTCTCTGCGGCTTGTGCCGTTTCAAATTGCGCAATGGCCGTCTGCTTCCACGATTCAGGCATATCTGCCCATTTCGCATCACTCATAACGTCAAGCAGTGCGCTCTGGCTTTTGGTTAATTTGATCTGTGATTTTTCGGCGTCGCTTGTAATCTTGTCCAGCGATTCCATAGCCTTGCCGTAGGCAGTTGCTTCTGGACTTGCTTCTACCGTTTCTTTTGCGGCCTTTGGGCCTTTGGGGGTTTTTGGCTTATCTGGCGTATCGGTTGGCGAGCGAACCACTTTTTCTTTGGCCTTGCCTGTTGCTCCGCGCCCCTCATTGCCATAATTTCCCTCGTTATCCGCTAATGCTGCATTGCGCTGCAACTCTTTGTAGTAATCCAGCTTTTGATTAGCTGACGCGATCATTGATTCGATCTTTGTATCAGCTAAAGAATTGCCGTTTTTCAGCCAGCGTGCTTTGTCTTTTTCCAGCGTTTCAAGCTCTGCCCTGGCAATCTTTAGCTCTTTGCTGACATCAACGCTTTGCAGGCCGGGGATTTTCTTGTTGAGCGTGTCCCAAAATCCATTTGAATGCTTCGTGGCAATCAAGAAAGATTCTGCCGCCTCGTTAAGCCACGGCAGCAATCCGCTGGCGATTGACTTTCCAGCAGACGCGGACAGCGTTGATAGCTTGTCTAGGTTGTCGTTAAAGTCGGCAGCTTGTTTTGCTAGCTTGCCGTCTAGAATTCCCCCGAGCCTTTCGGCTTCGTCGGTCATATCCTTTAAGCCTTGCGCGCCGCCGTTGAGTAGCGGAACCATCTTGGCTCCGGACTTGCCGAACATATCAACAGCCAGCGCTGTTTTAGCTGCGCCATCCTCAAGGCCGGCAAACTTCTCCGCAACTTCAGCGAATATCGCATCGGCAGTTTTCAGATTTCCGGAGGCATCTTTGACATTGATGCCCAAGTCTTTAAAGAGCGCCTTTGCTTCCTTGCTTCCGCTGGCCGCGTCCTGCATCTTGCCTGACAGCTTGGTCAGCGCTAGCGTCATGTCGTCAAGCTCTAGGCCGCTCATCTTGCCGGCATAGGCGAGGCCGGACAGCGCCTCAGTCGTCAGGCCGATGCGCTCGGCTGATTCGGCCATCTGGTCAAGCGAATTAACCAGCCCTTGGAATTGCTGCACCGCACCAGCAGCCAACAATGCGCCGAATGCAGAGCCAACAATCGCGCCAACTCCAGCAAACGATGTCTTGATGCGGTTTGCCGTGGATTCCGCTGCTGTGGAAATCTTCCCGAGGTCGCGCTCGAAATTGGCTAACCGGGCTTCAATGTCAATTGAGAGTTTTGCTATTGCCATTATTCGCGCCCGTGAAAGTCCCTGATTGCACCGAGTTGGGCAATCAGTAATTCGATGTCTTTAAAACCGATGATTTCGGCAACTGTTTCCAGTGCCAGCCAGTCAATGCCGCCCATAAGCCGCCAGGCGCAAATGACTAAAGTTATTTCTAGGGATGGTGGCTGCGGCTGGAACCCGCCCGGCAAATCCTGTTGCTCCAGCCAGCCAGTCAGTTTTTTACTGCCTGCTCCATCTTTTCGGCGTGCGCTTGATAGGCAGCGAAAATTGCCTCTGTCAATTTGCCAAGGATGTCGATTCGATCCTGTAGCCATTCGGCGCAGGCTTCGGAGTCGAATTCCAGAGGGTGCGGAGAGCCATTGCCGAGAATGGAAATCTCGGTAACGCCACGCCAGCCGATTACATACGGGATGACCGCACGCGCCATTTTCTGGCCGCGCAATTCCATCATTTCAACATCGGTAGGCCGGCGAACGAGGAAGAAGAAGCCAGCGGCCTCCACTTCCTGTTCTCTCGCCTTGCGGATTTTGTCAGCAAGGCTCATGGCTTAGGATGCGTAGTAGGTTGGGGTGCCGTTGCAAGTGATCGTCGCTTTACACGTGACCAGCTGCTGTGATGCACCGAGCGGGGCCAAAGCCGCACCGACATAGCCGTTGAAAACCATGATCTGGCCGCCCGTGCCGAACGTGAACATAAACGAGCGTTTAGCCTGGGCATCCGATGCGGATTTCATGGCTTTTAGGCCAGCGTCAGAAACGTCCCAAATATGATCCATGCCGTATGAGAGAGCGGACGGCAGGCCGGGCATTTGGCTACGCTGTGCGACGTGAATAGTAGTGGTGTCGATCATGTCGAATTCGCCACCGCTTGGATTAATATTGGTGGCGGTGGTGATCGACGTGCCGAACGTGACTTTTTGAGCAGTGCCGCTTGAGAATGTATCAAAGAGGGTGGTGTCCTCACCCTCAAGCGTAAAGCCGGTTCCGGATACTGTTTTGACGCGAAATACGCGGTCATCAAGTTGGCGCATTCCCTGAGTTGACAAAACGACAAAGTCGCCATTTGCTAGGGTGTTGGTTGCGGTTACTACACCCTCCGCTGCTTTGGAGATTGCAGTAATAATGATTGCTGCGGCCACCGCCGATTGCATTGCCACTGCGACATTGGACCATTTGCGTGCTGTTGCCATGATTTACCTTTCTACGGACGAAAAAAAACCACCCGTAGGTGGTTGATGGATTGATATTTTTTGGTGCTACGAAATGAACATGTCGAATTCGATGGTTACGGCGAACAGCCCGACCTCGTTATCAAAGCCGCTTGAGCGGTCGGTGATCTGATTGCCGGTGGCTTCCAGCGCCAAGCGGATTTGATCGCCTACTGGTTCGGCTTCTGTGCGTGTTTTAGCCCACCCTGTGATTGCTAATCGCACATCCTCGCAAACGAGAACGCCGCCGATGGTGTAGGTTGGATTCGTGCTGGCACGAACAAAAACCACAGCAGGAAGCGGAACGTTTTCCGGCAACGCATCTGGATAGATTCTGGTTCCGACAAGCGCCGTGAGCCCTGCCCGGCCTGACAAGGCAGCATATAGTTGAGTCTCTGCGGTCATTTGCGGTTATTCCATTTTTCTATTGCCGGGATGACTTCACGCATGAAGACTTCGAGGGCTTCAGGTAAGGATTCGGCGGCCGGCTGAATGAACGGCTTGGCCTTCATCTTCTTTGTGCCGAATTCCTGAAACTTCCAGTAGTAAGGATCAAGCGGAGATTTAGCCCCTCGGCTGCTGTTGCGTGTCTGCGTTTTGGTTTTCCACTTGACGCCAAGAATGCTGTTTTTCTGCGTCTTGAATTTCGCGCCATCGGCAGGCTTTACGTTGATGA